GGCCTGATTGTCAAGGTCGCCCACCGGCTCAAGCCCTCAGACTTGTTCCAGGTCGAGGTGCGCGAGGTCTATCAGGCCATCCTCAATCTGTTCGCCAGGAGCGAGCCGGCAGACCCCGTACTCTTGTATGCCGAGCTCGAGCGCATGGAAAGCCTTGATAAAGTCGGCTGGGATTTCGCGCCTCGCCTCGCCCAGGTGCCGCCGGCCTACTGGCACATCGAATACTACGCCGACCTTGTGATTGAGTTCGCCTTGCGCCGCGCCATGATTACGGCCGGCGGCAACATCGCGGCGCTGGGCTATGAGATGCGCGAAGAAGTCGAGGACTTGATAGCACGCTCTCAGAGTACGCTATCCTCTGTGACCGAGCGGGCCGGCCCTGACGACTTCGTGACAAGTGCGGATATGGCTGACCGCTTCCTCGACCGGCAGGATGTGATTGCCACCAACACATCCGCCCTTGTGGGCCTGTCGACTGGCTTCACCCGCTGGGACGATCTGACGGGCGGCTTGCGTGACGGCTCGCTCGTTATTGTGGCTGCTCGTCCTGGCATGGGCAAGACCACCTGGGCGTGCAACCTTGCGCACCATGCGGCGAGCAAGCGGCATAACGTGGGCATCTTTTCGCTAGAGATGGGGCACCAGGAGATATTCGCTAAACTGGTGGGCATTGAAACCGGCATTGACACAAAGCTACTAGAGACACCCTATCTCACGGCTGACCAGCGATCCCAGGTATCCGGTGCTGTGGGTGTCCTGGCCGATCTACCGCTCACGGTCGAGGATAAAAGCCCGCTGCTCATAACCGAATTGGCGGCGCGGGCAACTCGCCTGAAGGCAGAGCGGGGGCTTGACTTGCTAATCGTGGACTATCTGCAACTGGTGAGGGGCACACCCCGCAAGAACGGCCTGAGAGAGCAGGAGGTAAGCGAGGTGGCCAGGGGGCTAAAGGAAATAGCGCGCGGTCTACGCATCCCGGTTATTGCCTGCTGCCAGCTCAACCGCGCCATCGAGGGCCGCGCCGACAAGGTGCCCCAGCTATCTGACCTGAGAGAGTCGGGCGAGATTGAGCAGGCAGCCGATATTGTGGTATTTATCCACCGCGACGATGAGTATGACAAGAGCAGCCCTCGCGCCGGCATAGCTGACCTGTACATCAAGAAGCACCGCAATGGGCCTACCGGGATGATACCGCTGTACTGCGACCTCAAGTCCGGTAGGTTCCGCAATCTCTCGCTGAACGGGGCAGAACATGGCTGATCGCACTTGCACTCGTTGCGGCCTCAGTGACAAGCAGACATGGTTTATCTCCTCGTCTGGCGGCTACTGTGGCGCCTGTATGAATGGGCTATACCAGGAGGAGCGCAAGAAGCGCGCTGTGGAGCAAGAGAAGTGGCAATGGCTGCTATGGCATGACGAGCCGGCCAACAAGGGACATAATCGGGTGGGCTATCGAAGGGAGATTGAGCGTGGCGATAAAGCGGGTTGACGCCAACCACAGGGAGATAAGTCAAGCCCTTCGCCAGGTGGGCGCGGTAGTGCTCGACCTGCACAGTCTGCCGGCCTGCCTTGACCTGCTGGTGGCCTTTCGTTGCAGTCTGCACATTCTGGAGGTGAAGGACGGCTCAAAGCCGGCAGCCAGGCGCAAGTTGACCCCGGCAGAGCAGGAGACGATCCGCTTGTTGGCGAGTGTGGGCGTCGAGGCGCATATTGTAAACTCTACGGAAGAAGCCCTTAGGGCGATAGGAGCGATACTGTGAATGAACAAGAGTTTGAGCCGTTGACTGAGAAAGCGATCGAGGCTTACCTTGAGTTCGACCGCGACCGCGCTGGCGTGCTTCGTGAGCGAACTATGGGAGATGTCCAGATGTTGCGCGCCATTGCCTCTATCCGTGACCTCCGGCGCCAACTGCGCGAGGCACAGGAGCGCATTGCTTTGCTTGAGGTTGTGGCCGATGCCGCCGGTGAGTTTGCGGGCACAACCATCTTCCTTGATGATGACGCCGACACTGTGGCCGATTGGACAGCAAAGAGGAACGCCCTTGAGAACGCGCTACAACGCGCTGAGAAGCCCTGAGAGCGACTTTTGCACCGCAATGGCTATATCTAGTCCCAAGTGGAATAAATATATTGACAGCGGGGCTGTGGGTGTGCTATTGTTTGGGTGTCACAAGAATAGTTGCGCAACTATGACTAAAGATATCCGGAAAAAGCCGAAAAACTGGTCCGCGAACCAAAAGAAGTTTATGCTTTGGCTGGCTTTGCCTTCCGATCAGCGCCTCCCGCTGACGCAGGGTATGCTTGCACGTGAGCTTTCCCTTGACGATGGCACCCTCTCCGAGTGGAAGCGTCTCTCCGGCTTTTGGGATGCTGTGAACGCTCTGGTCGAGGAACACCTGGCCGACGACTTCGCGCCCATTATCGAAAGCCTGAAGCGCGAAGCCCGCAAAGGCAGCATCCAGCACATCCGCATTTACCTTGAGATGATCGGCAAATACACGCCGCGCCTTGCCATCGACCATCAGCACCGGATCATGGTCGAGGAAGCAACAAGGCTTGCTCAGGAGAGCGGTCTTGATGCGGATGCTGTCGTAGCAGAAGCCGAGCGCATCATGGCGGGTGAGGCGTGATAACCGCCCCGGCTCCTGTGGCGACCGATCCGAAGTTGGCAGCGCGTATGGCCTATATGCGCGTGAAATACCAAAAGGAAACAGCGGGCTATACAAAGCCTGCGCTTCGTGGTGCCTCTCAGCAACTATGGGACAGCAAGGACCACGAGGTAATGCTAGCCGGCCCGGCCGAGACTGGCAAGACCTGGGCGGCCCTCCACAAGCTCCACCATCTTATGCTCACTAACGCCGGCGCGCAGGGTGCTATCGTTCGCAAGTCCTACTCCACCATGCACGGTACGGTGCTGCAGACCTACAGGCGCATCCTAGGCAAAGACAGCAAGGTACACGCTTTCGGCGGCGAGAAGCCGGAATGGTTTGACTATCCCAACGGTAGCCGCGTATTTGTGGGCGGCATGGACAACCCTCAGAAGGTGCTCAGCTCAGAGCGCGACATAATCTATGTCAACCAGGCTGAGGAACTCGCATTAGACGACTGGGAAACGCTGACTACCAGGGCGACAGGTCGAGGCGCAGTCATGCCTTATACGCAGATATACGGCGACTGCAACCCCGGCCGTGCCACCCACTGGATACTCAACAGGCCATCGCTCAGGGTGCTCTATTCTCACCATGAGGACAACCCCACGCTGTACGACGAGGCCGGCAACCAGACCGAGCAAGGCCGGCGCACGATGGCCGTACTTGACGCGCTTACCGGCTTGCGGCACAAGCGGCTACGGCTGGGCTTGTGGGTGGGTGCTGAGGGCATGGTCTACGAGCAATGGGACAGGTCATTCCATGTGCTCGACGCCGCCACGCTCCGCAGGTTGAACCTGTTTACCGACGACAACGAGCTCAACCGCGATGCTATCAAGTCAGTCTATGCCACCGTTGACTGGGGCTGGACAAACCCCGGCGTCATCCATGTTTACGGCATAGACGGCGATGGTCGCGCTTACCTCGTGCATGAGGTCTACCAGACGGGCCGGCTTATCTCCTGGTGGGTGGAGCAGGGAGTTAGCCTCAAAGCGCGCTACGGCATCTCGCGCTTCTTTTGTGACCCAGCCGAGCCTGCATTTATCCGTCAGTTCAACGACGCGGGACTGAACGCCCAGAGTGCCGTCAACGACATCCCACCCGGTATCCAGGCCATGCAAAAGAGGCTAGTCAAGCAGCCCGATGGCCGCGCCAGGTTCTATGTCTATGCGGGTGCCCTCGAGGAGCGCGACCCATCGCTTGCAGAGCAGCATAAGCCTTGCGGCCTGGTGGAGGAGATAGACGCTTACGTATGGCAGCAGCCGAAGGACGGCAAGTCCAACAAAGAGGAGCCGCTAGACAAGGACAACCACGCCCTCGACACTGCGCGCTACCTGTGCGCCACGCTTGACGTGAACATACAGCCCCGCACTTATTCGATAAAGGGGAGGCGATGATGAGCAAGGACACCTCACAGCCTTTCACACGTTTCGCGCCCGAGATACCCGATGCTCCGTGTCGGTGCTGTGGTAGGCTCAAGCCCATCAATGTCTGGTGCGATTGCCCCGAAGCACTAAAGGCGCAGGCGCTATTTGACGAATACATGGCGGAGCTATACGAGATAAGCGGGCAAGCGCCCCGGCTGCAAACAACAAACGATGAGAGCTGGTAGGAGTGGTGCAAGTCCTGGCTGCCCTTTACGGCACACCTAGCAAAACAAGTCCACTGGAGCAAACGGTAATGACCATCGCGGTGAACACAGAGCAAGAGCGCGTAGACGTATACAAGCGCGCACAAGACGCCGT